CGCTCGGTCTGGTTTCCGGATTTTCGGACCTGACCGCGTCGATCGGCCTGACCAAGGCAAAGACCACTGTGAAGTGGAAACTGGTCGTTCCTGTGATTCAGTCGGAAGCGACTGCGTGTGCGTGTCCTGGTGACGTGCTCCAGACGACTATCGTGGATATCACGGTTCGGATGGCGCCAGGCGCAACAGCGGCACACCGTACGGACGTTCGTACTCGATTGCAGAACTTGGCCACCAAGGCCGAGTTTGTTGCGTCGATTGATGGTCTTACCCTGTAAGATCATTACGAACGGGTCACGCTCGGGTTAACCCCCGAGTTGGGCCTACGGCTTTCTAACCTCCTGAGGATGTTAAGATGAAATGGACGTATGATCCACATAGTGGGTACGAGATCTTGAAGCGGATTAAACCTAAACGGCATCCCGCCGTCCCCGCTTCTCGACCCGTCCAGCCAATCCATGCGGATAAGTTCAAACCACTGCACAAAGCGTTGGTTAAGGCTCTGCCTGACTTACGTGATGGACTCGACTCATCTAGGTTCGATGAGTACGCCGTTAAAGCCTTCATGGCCGAGGACACCAGTGATTTTAAATACTGGTATCTTCGGTCCCAGATGCTTAAGCGGTACCAAGACCCGGATTTCAGTGACCCCGAATTGCGGCGTGATGCCGCGATTTCTAAGTTGTTGGATTCGGAGATCCGCTGCCGTTTCAGTAATGAGCGGCTGTGGGATTGGGAGAACCGGGTGTTTCCTAGTAATTTCCGGCGCGCAATGGACCGCGCGCGTAAGGAGATTGCCAGAATACTTGGGCCTTTCGATTGGGAGGAGTTTCCGAACGCTTGCGCGTTCAGCAGTGGTGCGACGGCTGATATGCCACGAAAACGCAGTAGCATTCAGAATAAATGGTCCCGAGGGAACCATATTACCGCATCCGCTCTACCTTATCACCTAGCGTTTGTTAGGTGGGCCTCCCTGAAAGGACACGATGTCGATGGAAACCCTTTACGGGACATCCTCGAACGTGAACTTGTTATTCAGGAGGCGAATGAGGTATTCACTGTTCCCAAGCGGTTTGACGTAGACCGAACAGCCTGTAAGCCGGTGACCCTTAACGGGTTTTACCAGCGCGGGTTGGGTACTATGTTGAAGAGGCGTATGCAACGCCGCCGCAAGTTACTGCTACCGGATGCCCAAGAATATCATGGGCTCCTGGCTAAGATTGGATCAGCAACAGGTGCACTAGCGACCCTCGATTGTATTGGGGCGAGCGATAGCATCTGCTGTT